ATATGCCATCGACCAGAACAACGAAGCCATGAACTGGATGCAAGCCTTGCTCCAGAACTCGGCGCGTCCGTCTGGTGCATTGACCGTCAAGGATTCCGGCACCCTATCGGACGAGAACTTCAACCGCCTCAAGGCCCAGATCGAAGAGCAATATTCCGGCTCCTCGAACGCTGGTCGCCCGATGCTCCTCGAAGGTGGCCTCGACTGGCAGCAGATGGGACTAAGCCCGACTGACATGGGCATCATCGAGGTGAAGTTCTCCTCGGCCCGTGACGTTGCCCTAGCCTTCGGCGTGCCGCCGCAGTTGCTCGGCATTCCCGGCGACAACACCTATTCCAATTATGCCGAGGCCCGTCTGGCGTTCTGGGAAGACACGGCGCTCCCACTGCTTCAGATGATCGTGAACGATTGGAACGCATGGCTCGGCTCCATCTACGGTGTCGAGATTAAGCCTGACATCGACAGCATTCCGGCCATTGCCGAGAAGCGTCTTTCCATGTGGCAGATGGCGGATCAGTCACAGGACCTTACGATCAACGAACGCCGCGCCTTGAAGGGCTATGGGCCAATTGAAGGAGGTGATACGTTGTTTGTGTCCAGTGCCGAGATTCCCCTCGGCATGGCAGGAGACACCTCAGTTGACATGACAGTCGAGGAAATGAAAGCTGTGGCCTATGGCACGACGCCTAATCGATAATAACAAGCGCCGGGAGCATCGCCGTCAGGTCGCCTTGCTCGACCGCCTGACGGTTCAATTCCGCGCCCGCCTGCAACGCGAGATCGCCACCGCCATGAAAGACATGGTGGAGATGTGGCTCCAGACCAATCAGGTGACTTTACCGCGCGGATTCCATGACCGCATCGAGGCGACCTATCGCCAGATGGCGATGGCGTCGATCACGCAATTCGGGCTTCGCATTCTCGACCAAGGCAAGGCGCACGGCCTGCCGCTGGAGACGAAGGAATCCTTTGCCCAGATCATGACGCGGCTGGCGCTGCGCTATGTCCAGCAGGAGATGATCCGCCGCCGCATCACCGAGGTGACGGAAACAACCCGCCGCCAGATTGTCAATGCCGTGGATCGCGGCTATCGCGAAGGCCTTGGACAGCGCGGGGTTGCCGATGCCATCCTCGATCTGGTGCCTTCCCTGTCCTCGACCCGGGCGAACGTGATTGCCCGCACAGAGACGCACGGCGCTGCTAATTACGGCTCCCAGGAGGCCGCAAAGCAGACTGGCTTGCCATTGTCCCGCGAGTGGCTGGCTGCTGCTGATGACCGCACCAGAGATACGCATCGAATCGCTGCTACTCAACCGCCGGTGGGCATGGACGAAAAATTCAAGGTTGGCGATGCCGAACTCATGTTTCCCGGTGATCCAGAAGGCCCGGGAGATGAGGTCATCAACTGCCGTTGCGCCGTTGGTTACATCGTGGACGAAGCCGCCCTTGAGGCCATGTTGTGATTTCAATCAAGCAATGATATATTCCCCTCATGCCTAGCCCCGGCCCGACCGAAAACGAAGACGAGTTCATCTCCCGTTGCATGAGCGACGAAGAGGCGATGGCTGATTTTCCTGATGAAGATCAGCGTTATGCCGTCTGCATTTCCAAGTGGGAAGGCAAGGCCGATGGATATTCACCGAACGAGGCAATGGCACGAGAAGCCACACGCGGCCTCGAATGGCGTGATGAGTTCAACCGTGGCGGAACCGAGATCGGCGTTGCCCGCGCTCGTGACATCAAGAATCGCCGCAACCTTTCGCTCGATACCGTCAAGCGGATGGTGTCTTACTTCGCCCGCCATGAGGTAGACAAGCAAGGCGAAGGATTCTCCCCCGGCGAGGACGGCTATCCTTCCGCTGGCCGCATCGCATGGGCCTTGTGGGGCGGTGATCCTGGCCGCTCATGGGCCAACGCAATAGTTCGCAGAGAAGAGGGCGACAAGTTCATGTCCGAACCGATCCAGCATAAGAACGTATCCCTCACGCTCAAGCGCGAACCGGATCAAGATGGCGTCTTCGAGGGCTATGCCTCCGTCTTCGGCGTTGTCGATCAGGGAATGGATGTGGTCGAACGCGGCGCATTCCGCAAATCGCTCGGCTCTCGTAAAGTCAAGATGCTGTGGCAGCACGATATGAGCCAGCCCATTGGCGTCTGGGATGACATCTACGAGGACGAGCGTGGCCTGTTTGTCCGTGGCCGTCTGCTCAAAGAAGTAGAAAAAGGCCGCGAGGCAATGGCGCTCCTTCGCGCCGGGGCCATCGATTCCATGTCAATCGGCTATCGCACAATGGAAGCCATCCCAGAGGGCGATGGCCGTGTTCGCAAGCTGATGGAAGTGGATCTGTTCGAGATCAGTCTTGTGACGTTCCCGATGCTGCCTGATGCAAAGGTGACAAACGTCAAGTCGATCACCACCGAAAGAGATTTCGAGCGTTTCCTGCGTGATGCAGGATACTCTCGCAAAGAGGCCGTGGCTCTCACTCTCCACGGATTCAAAGCCCTACAGAGACAGCGGGACGCTGGCGATGAAGAGGCCGTAATCGAGGGCGTAGACGCCCTTTTACAGTCACTGTCAAAGCTAAAGGAATTCCTGCATGTCAGAGGAAATCAAGAAGGCCATCGGCGCAGTTGACGCGCTGCACGCCGGATTCGAAGAGTTCAAGAAAGCCAACGACGAACGCCTTGCCCAGATCGAAAAGAAGGGCAGCGCCGATGTCGTGACCGAGGCCAAGCTTCAGAAGATCGAAGCCGATCTTGAGAAGGCCCAGAAGATTGCTGACGAGGCCGTTCTGGCTTCCAAGCGTCAGTCCCGCATCGTCACCGACGAGCGTGGCGAAGTGGTCGATCTGGACCGCAAGGCCCAGGAGTGGGCCTCCATGAACGCACGCCGCCGTGGCGCTGTTGCTGGTTCCTTCGGCGCTGCCGACATGGACGGCTACAAAGCCGCGTTCGACACCTTCCTCCGCAAGGGCGAAGAAGTCATGGGGCCGGATGAGCGCAAGGCTCTGTCGGTCGGCACCGATCCAGATGGCGGCTATGTGGTCAATCCCGACCTCTCTGGCCGTATCGTGATGAAGGTCTTCGAGACCAGCCCGATGCGTGCATACGCCTCGATCCAGGTCATCTCCTCGGATGCCCTCGAAGGCCTGTTCGATCTCAACGAAGCCTCTTCGGGCTGGGTTGGAGAAACGGACAGCCGTCCTGAGACCAACACGCCGCAGCTTGGCAAGTGGCGCATTCCTGCCCACGAACTCTATGCGAAGCCCAAGGCTACGCAAAAGCTGCTCGATGACGCCTCGATCAACATGGAAGCATGGCTTGCCTCCAAGGTTTCCGAGAAGTTCGCCCGTGACGAAGCCAACGCTTTCGTTGTCGGCAACGGCGTCAATAAGCCCCGTGGCTTCCTGACCTATTCGTCTGGCACCACGCTTCCCGGCACCATCGAGCGTTTCGATACCGGCGTGAACGGCGCATTTGCCGCCGCTCCCAACGGTGGCGATGTTCTCATCAACGCGCTCTATGGCCTCAAGCAGCAGTACCGCGCCAACGCAACTTGGTTCATGAACCGCGCCACGCTCAAGCTGACGCGCAAGCTCAAGGACTCGGACGGCGCTTACCTGTGGTCTCCCGGCATCGCTGCCGGTCAGCCCGCTTCGCTGCTCGGCTATCCGGTCGCGTCCTTTGAGGACATGCCCGATCCGGCCACGGATTCGCTCTCCATCGCCGTTGGCGATATGCGCGAAGCCTATCAGATCGTGGACCGCCTCGGCATCCGCACTCTGCGCGATCCCTACTCTGCCAAGCCCTACGTTGAGTTCTACACCACGAAGCGTGTGGGCGGCGATGTCGTGAACTTCGAGGCTATCAAGCTGATCGAGTTCACTGCCTAAAGCACTAACGCGGGGCGGCAATAACGCCGCTCCGCAACCACGCCGATAAGAAGGATTCTTGAGATGCGTGATATGCTTTCCAACAAGCAGGTTGTTCTGCTTGGCACCGTGACTCTCTCTGGCACCACTGCCGGGGCTACTTCGTGGGTTGATACTCGTGGCTTCGACGCCGTGACGCTCATGCTTGCCACCGACACCGTGACCGATGCTGGCGCTGCTGCTGGCTTCACATTCACGGCCCAGCACTCCGACACGACCGTTGCTGGTGACGCTGCGGCCATCGTTGCGGCTGATTCGGTCAATGGCACGATTGCTCTGTCTGTCACTGCCGATGGCGATGACAACAAGATCATCGGCGGCATTGGCTACAAGGGTTCCAAGCGTTATGTTCGCATGAACGGCGTTGGCACCACCGGCACCGATGCGACCGTCAAGGTCTACGGCATCCTCAACAAGCCGCATCGCGCTGCCACCACGTTCGTCGGCAGCAACGTGGCCGCTACCTAAACTTGACTAAGGGGCGGCTCCTTCAATGGGGCCGCTTCTCTCATCGTAAAATCTGCAATTGATTTGTTCACAATGATCGCGCCGTAAGGATGCAGGGCTGATGCCGACGACAACTGGTTTCGCAACTGACCTCATCACGTTCTCGCGCGGTTCTCTTGCTACCGTGACGGACAGCGACGGCTACATCAATTGGGCACAGCATAACCTGCTGCTGGCGAGCGAGCAGCTAGACACTTCTAGCTGGACGAAGAGCAGCGCCACGGTGACTGCGAACTCAATTGCCGCACCGGATGGCACGACTACCGCAGACACTATTGCGGCGTCAGGTGCGAACGGAACAACACTCCAGTCTTATTCCGCCATCGCCGTTTCGTATGTTTTTGGCGTGTGGCTGCGCCGCAAGACCGGGGCGGGCAACATTCAGATTGCTGCCGATAACGGCACATACACGACCGTTACAATCACCAACGATTGGGCGCTCTACACTGTCACGCAGACCCCGACGGCGGGCACGAAGAGCGCGGGCATCCGCATTGTAACCAGCGGCGACGAAGTCTACGCATGGGGCGCACACCTCTACCGCTCCGACCTCGGCGGGATGCAAGCCAACGCCTCCGCGTATCCGTATTATAACCCGAGCACGCCAAAGAACCTGCTGGGTTTCACGGAAGCGTTTGATAATGCGGCGTGGACGAAAGGAAACTCCAGCATTTCTGCAAATACCATAGCGGCTCCAAATGGCTCATTGTCTGCCGATACGTTGGTTTCAGCGGCTTCAACTACTGCAACATTTACGAACCAAGCGTTCACATCGACTGCGGCAGCGTACACCTTTTCCGTTTATGTGAAGGCATCTGGCGCACGTTTCGTCCAACTTTTGTGGACTGGAGGAATATCTACTAATTTTGCTAACTTTGACCTTACGTTGGCGACTGTAACCTCTGGCAATTACACATCGGCTTCCATCACGGACGCCGCAAACGGTTGGTATCGCCTGGCGATTACCAGCACACTTTCTGGGGCGGCTGGTAATACAAACATCAATCTGGTTGATAGCGGCGCTGCTACCCGAGGCTCTTCGTTCACTGGCGATGGCATCTCTGGCGTCTATCTCTGGGGCGCGCAACTCTCCAGCAGCGCGTCGCTTGATTCTTACACGCCTAACTTTGGCGCGGCTCCGAGCGCGGCAGCAGCACACGGTCCTCGCCTTGACTACGACCCGTCAACGCTGGCGGCAAAGGGGTTGCTGGTGGAGGAGCAGCGGACAAATCTGCTGACATACAGCGAGCAGTTTAATGACGCCGTTTATGTAAAAGTAGCAACGACTGTAACCGCAAACGCAACAACAGCTCCTGATGGAACAGCTACTGCTGACAAAATTATATCTGATGCAACAAATGTGCAGCATTCTATTGGTCCTTCAGTTACGTTTGCTAGTAACACAACGTATTCTTTGTCTGTATTTGCAAAGGCTGCGGAACGGTCTTCGTTTGCCTTTGGACCTCGCGGTAACGGCAAGCCTATAACAACGACATTCAACCTAAGCACGCTAAGTTTCTCTGGAGACGTTTCCACTGGTGGAACGATTGTTAGCAAATCATACCAGCTTCTCCCAAATGGCTGGATCAGAGTTGTGCTGGTGTTCACTACTGATAACAGTGGAACAGTACCTAGTAATGTTAATTTCTCCGATACGAATTTTGCCGTAGTGGCGGGTAACGGGGTAGATGGGATTTTTCTTTGGGGCGCACAGCTTGAAGCAGGTCCCTTCGCCACCTCCTACATCCCCACGGCTGCTGCGTCCGTCACCCGCAACGCCGATGTGGCGTTCGTGGCAACGAGCCAGTTTCCGTATAGCGCGACTGAGGGGACGTTGGTGGCAAACGTCTCGTTGATAGCCATTAAAAGTACCGTCCAAATGTACGCTGAACTCGGGGATGGAACATTTAATAACCGAATGGGAATTTACTCTGCGTCAACTACGGCTGAAGCAATAATTGACACGGTAGGTTCTCGTCAGGCGACACTTTCCATCGGGTCTGTTACAAGTGGTTCTGCTATAAAATCTGCACTGGCATACAAACTTAACGACATTGCGGCGTGCCTGAACGGTGGCTCTGTTTCATCTGACACGAGCGCCTTAATTCCAATTGTCAATGTATTGGCTATAGGAAGTCAAACCGCAAGATTTGCTGATATCAACGGCCACATCCGCCAGATCACCTACATCCCGCGCCGCCTGACCAACGCAGAACTTCAAGCGAGGACAGCATGATGAGCAATGACCTGATGTACCGCGCCACCGACGAAGCTACATGGGACGCATGGGCTGCCATCGTCAGCCTCACCTATGATGACCGTCCCAACGGCTGCTACATTGACGAAATCGGCCCCGTGGTTATCACTCCGGCTGTTGTTGATCCCGACGGCACGATCATCACGCCCGCCGTCATGGACAACCGCTACCATGTCAACGTGCGCCTGACACAGATCGCAGGGCCGCTTCCTGATCCGCTGCCAGAAGACTACGTTCCGCAGGGCCATGATCCCGCTGTGCTGGCCCAAGGTGACCCCGGCGTTGAATGGCTTGACCCGGCAACTGTTGAGCATCCTTGCCGCATCTGGGCTGGCGGGATGAATTACTACATGCCAATCGCATCGGAGCAATCAAATGAAGGTTAAACTCATCCGCCAGTTCTCTTGTGCGCCAGAAGGCCACACGGTTGTGCGATTCGATGCTGGCTCGATCCTCGAAGGCAACCTTGCCGTCTTGGCGATGGACGAAGGTGCTGCTATTGAAGTGGCAGAGATGCCGCCGCTCGAAACCAAAATCGAGACGCCAAAGAAGAAAGCCAGGAAAGGTTAATCCATGAGCCTTCGCGCCGCCGTTCCGCTTTATCAGTTCCGGGGCTCCGTTCTTACTTCTGCCCCTGCATCCGAGCCGGTAACGGCTACGGAACTCCGCACGCATCTCCGCACTGACAGCACGGAACTTCCAGACGCGGAGGCCAATACGCTCATCACGGATGCTCGAACCGAGATCGAGAACATGACCGGCCTTGCGTTCATCACGCAGTCATGGCGGCTATCGCTTGATCGCTGGCCCGCTGGTGGCGAGGCGTGGTGGGATGGCGTGCGTGAGATGTCGATCACAGAACTGGCGCGCACCAGCACCATTCAAAGCCTTGCTATTCCGCGATGGCCTCTTCAATCGATCACATCGGTCACTGTCTACGATGAAGGCAGCAATGCAACGGCCATCACGGTTGCCAACGTCTTCGACATTGACATATATCAGACGCCTGGAAGGTTGACGCTCAAGCGAGGCCAGACTTGGCCGGTTGCTCTGCGCGCCAATGACGCCATTCAGATCATCTATGTGTCTGGATTCGCCAATGCAGCGGCAGTGCCGTCTCCGATGAAGCGTGCCGTCAAGCAGCTTGCGGCTTTCCTCTACAGCAACCGTGGCGACGACTGCGATGCAAGTGATGCCTATGACGCATCCGGCGCTTCGGTCATTATGGCTCAATATAAGGCCATGAAGATATGACCTATCCCAGCAGTCTCGACATTGCGCGCGGGCTGGCTTCTGGTTGTCGGTCATTCAACAAGTTTGGCCGAAATACATCTGTCGGTTCCAGCTTCGTGCCTGTATCTCGCTCTGGCTTCTATCGCACGCCCCAAGCAAATGCCCATGTTCATCTCCGCATCAAGGCCGGTGGCAATGCCAACGACACGGCCAACGGTTCCGGGGCGAGAGAAATTGTTTTAATCGGCATTGATGAGTTCGGTGACTATACCACCCAGGCGCTGGCAACAGCAGGTGCATCCGCAAGCGCGCAAACATCGAAGTCATTCATCCGCCTGTTTGATGTCTATGTGTCCAAGTCTGGAACATATTCCACGCAGACCGCTAGATCGCACGCCGGGACGATAACCATTGAGAATGCCGCAGGAGGAGAGGACTGGGCAGTTATTGTCGATGGTACGCTAGGACGCGGAAAGACAGAGATGGCTGTCTACACTACTCCGCGTGACCGGAGTGCGGCACTCCGCAACGTGACCATCTCAAGCGATTCCGACAAGAAGGCCAACATCGTTCTCTACAAGCGAGAGAATATCTTGGAAGTAGCAGCACCATATACCTCGATGCTGCTCGTGACCGAGTATCCGCAAAGTGCCGGACTTCTCGACGTTGTTTTCGATCCGCCGCTCTACTTCCCGCCGCTGTGCGACTTTGGCTTCCTCGCCAATGTATCGGCCAGCACCGTCGATGTCTCCGTCAACATGGACATTATAGAGTTTACCACCCGATGATGAAATGTTGCGACATGAATTCCGGCAAGCTGAAAGAGCCGGTGACGTTCCAGCGCCGCACCTTGACCAGTGATGGTGCAGGAGGCCAGACGGAATCCTGGGCTACCGTTTCCGGCGCACCGACCCGCGCCTATGTGGTGCCGGTTGGCGGCTCAGAGCGATTTGCCCATGACCGCACCGAGGCAACCGTTCGGTTGCGCCTTGTGGTTCGATACACTTCAACATTGCTGGATTCCGACCGGGTGCAGATCAGAAACAAGATTCACAACATCCGGTTCCTCGATAACATGGAGTTCGCGAACAAGTGGCTTCAGATCGACGTTGATGGCGGGGTCGCGGCCTGATGGCGTATCCTGATGTCAAGGTCGAGATCAAGGGCTTGAAAGAGGTCAACGCGGCCTTGCAAGCCTATGGGAAAGACCTTGGCAGATCATTGGAACTGATTGTCAAAGCAACCGCACAAAACGCTCTCAGAGACGTTAGAAATGCTATTGAGAATCCGCCGAAAACAGGGCGGATTTATTACAAGGGAAAAAACAGAGACATCAAGCATCAGGCGTCAAAAGAAGGCGAAGCCCCGGCCACTGATGGAGGCGCTTTGCTGACATCAACCTACATTGAAAACCGAGGCAAATATGGACGCGCAATCGGAAGCCGGTTGCCATATGCCTATCACCTTGAGTTCGGCACATTCAAGATGGGCAAACGTCCCGCTTGGATACCTGCTGTTGAACGAGCGATTCCACGGATGCTAGAACTGGTTAACATTGCAATCGCCAAGGCCAAAGCACGCGCGGAGAAGACAACGAAATGAAATCCGATGACCTCCAGACGGCAGTGTACAACCGACTTAACGATAGCGCCGTGACAAGCCTTCTCAGCACATACTACAGCCCGCTCGTGGCGATCTTCACCGATGTCCCACAGGCGGCTGACAGTGAATTGGAATCGGCCTTCCCGTTCATCACCATCGGGGCTGACACAATCAATCCTTTCGACAGCAAGGATGATCTTGGCGGATCGGCCATCGTTCAGATCGACGTATGGGACCGTGCCGCATCCATGCTCGATCTGAAGACCGTAGTTGATGCCGTCGATGGCAGGATGCGCCGCCAGCCGCTTTCTATTGCGGGCGTCACGCATATCACCACCGAACTCGACTCTTGCAATTTCTCGCGCGATCCTGATGGCAAGACCAAGCGCGGCCTCATCTTGTACCGTGTATTGTGGATTGCATAGTTTCCGTGATATAATCACGGCCAAAGAAGAGGTTCTTGCATGGCTATTTCTGGCCGATCAGTTCGCATAAGCCGCAACGGCTCCAACATCGTGGGCGCTCGTGCTGACAGCGTGACGATCAATAATGAGCCGCTCGACATCACTGACAAGGATGATGCTGGTTGGCGCACCATGCTGACCGATGTCGGCTTGCGCTCTGTCTCTTGCGAGATCGAAGGCGTGCTCAAGGATACCGTCCTCTTGGCGGATTCCGTCGGCACGGCCACCACGGCGCTACTCAAGGAGTGCGTGGTCACGATAAGCGGCATCGGCACCTTGACCGGCGACTTCATGCTCCAGGGCCTTCAGATCGGCGCGGAACAGGCTGATGTTGTAACCTTCACTGCCACTCTTGAGAGCGGCGAGAACATGACGGCCACCATCGGCCCCTACAACACCGTTCTCCCGGCGATCACCGGCACACTCTCCGGAACCAACGTCCAGACCACTACCAACGGCACATGGGCTGGCGATGCTACGATCACCTTCGCCCGTCAGTGGCAGCGTGGCAATGTTGCCGATCCCAATGACCCGTCATGGGCCAACATCGCTTCTGCAACCAACCTTACATACACACTCACAGGCTCCGACACCGGAAAGTATATTCGGTGCCGTGTAACCGCCACCAATAGCGTAGGGTCTACGGTGGCATTCTCTAACATTCGTGGACCCGTGACCTAAGAAAGGAACTAGAACATGCCCGCAATCGCTGGACGCAAAGTCCGTATCAAGCGCGGTTCGACTGCCGTGGCTGGCGCTCGTGCCGATAGCTTCACCATCAACAACGAGCCGATTGACATCACTGAAAAGGATGACAACGGTTGGCGCAAGATGCTGGCTGATGTCGGTGTCCGCTCCATCGATGCCGAAGTCCAAGGCATCCTTGAGGACACCACCTTCCTGGCGCTGGCAGTCGGCACCGCCTCGGCGCTGCTCGAAGCCTACACCATCGAACTGCTTGGCCTTGGATCGTTCACCGGCAACTTCTTCCTTGCCAGCTTCGCTGTGACCGGCGAACAGGCAGACGCCACGACCTTCACGGCCTCGATCCAGTCCTCTGGAACGATTACGTTCACGGCATCGTAATCATGGCAATCTTTCGGGAGCTAACAATCAAGTGGAAGGGTGAAGAGTATCGCTTCGTCCCTTCCATGAAGCTGATGCGATCCATCGAGATGGGCGACATATCCTTCACGGACATCGCCGTTCGCACAAGCCAAGGTCGCCCGCCTGTCAGTCACATCGCTTTTGTTCTGTCCAAGATGTTGCAGTCGGCAGGTGCCAAGGTCACGGACGAACAAGTCTATGAGGAACTTGTAACGGGCGATCAGGAGAGCATCACTTCCTTGATCAGCCTTGTGCTCACATCGTTCTCTCCGACTGAAGACAAGTCAAAAAATCCAGACGCCCAGACCGAAAGCCAGTCGAAGGCGAGGGCGAAGATCATGGAGAGTATGGAGAACTAGACTGGAACGGGATGTATCTATGGGCGAGGGAATGGGGAATTCAGCCTAGCGAGTTCTGGGAGATGACCATTCCCGAGTGGTGGTTGGAATACGAGTTGAAGAAGCCGAAAGAGCCAGGCGAAACATACGCCGGGAAACTGACTAGGGCCGATGTAGAGGAATTAAAGGAACTGTTGCATGGCTCAAGTTAGCGGAATCGAAGTCAACATCACCGGCAATTCGTCTGGCCTTGATCGAGCACTAGGCAAGGCAGAAAGTTCATTAACCAGGTTTGCGAAGGGCGCTGCGGCTGGAATTGCCGGTGCGCTTTCCGCTGGTGTGTTTGTCGCGGCTGGTAAGGCTGCACTTAATTATGCTGACAACATTGGGAAGGTAGCACAGAAAGTTGGCATGACAACTGAAGAGTTGTCTGGCTTAAATTACGCAGCCAAATTGTCTGACTTGTCTATCGAGCAACTGCAAAGTTCTCTTGGCATCATGGCCCGCAAAATGGGTGATAGTGCTGAGAGTTTCCAAGCGTTCGGCGTCTCTCTTCGTAATAATGACGGAACAATGCGCGGCACTAACGAAGTGCTGATGGATGTCGCCGACAAGTTCGCCATGATGCCCGATGGCGTGCAAAAATCGCAGTGGGCATTGGAATTGTTTGGCCGTTCTGGTCTTGATTTAATTCCACTTCTGAACGGTGGTGCCGCAAGCATTGCCGAAATGACTAATCAGGCACGAATGTTTGGCGTAGTTGTTTCGCAAGAAGCAGCCTCAGGTGCAGAACAATTTAACGACAATATTACTAGGCTTCAGCAATATGTTGCTGGGGCCGTGCAAAGTTTTACCACAGGCATGACGCCAGCCTTGGTCGGTGTATCTGAGGCATTAGTTAATAGCGCACAATCGACTGATAGCTTTAAGTCTGCGGGAGAGGCTGCTGGTCAAATTCTGCAAGGTGTGTCACGCGCAGTCATTGTTGTGAAAGACAACCTTGGCCTTCTTGGTGAAATGATCAAAGGGATTGGACTTGTAATCTTTACGCGCTATTTGTTTGGCGCTGCGTCTGGCTTCGTGGCGTTTGCACAAGCAGTAAAAGCCGCGACCATAACAATGACGGCATTTAACGCCGCCAAGAAGATTGGTCTTGTCGGATTCATTACACTAGCGGCTGGCATTGCAATCGCCACCGACAGCGTAGATGAACTCAAGAAGGGTTTAGATTTCGTTTATCAGACTGCTCAAGACATGGTGCCAGGAATGGCAGAATTCGGGAAGCAGATTTCTGACGCAATTGGGATAGACTTATCAGGTCTTCAAGCCGACCTTTCTGCGGCTCGTGCGATGGTCGAGAAGTCAAATGCTGGCGCTTTCATTCCGGCGATCCCCGGAAAAGATGGCGAAGTTTCTAAAGAAGGTAACGGTCCTGTAGTCCCAGGCGTTTCGCCATCGCAAGAGGTGGACGCATTCTATATGGCTAGGCTTGAATCGATCCGCGAAGGCTTTAAGTCTGAACGAGAAATCCTTGAAGCTGAATATGCAGCAGATATGGAACTGCTTCGCGGGCATTTGACAGGCAAGGATGAACTAGACGCAGAGTTCAAAGAACTAATGCGGCAGCGTGCGGAGCAACATTCTGCTGATCTACACAACATTCGATTGATGCAGGTCAAAGATGACCTTACAAGTGTTCAAGATGGTTTTGCATCACTTCAAGCGGCAGCTCAAGCGGGCGGGAAAAAGTTCCTTAAAGTATCCAAAGCTATGGGAGCAGCACAGGCCATTGTTTCCACAATTGTAGCAGCCGTTGACGCAATGAAGGTTGGCCTTACTCCTGCTGACAAGTTTGCTGCTTATGCTCTTGTTTTTGCCAAGGGCATGAGTGCCGTGGCGGCTATCAAGGGCGTCTCGGAAGGCGGCGGCGGCGGTGGTGGTGGAGGTGGCGGTGGTGGACGTAGAGGCGGTGGCGG